TGGCGTAGGTTCTAAAGGCGCTTTACACGGTTTAACTAGGTTTTCAATGGAAGATGCTCCAGCTAATAGCTTTTTCTTAGAATACTTATCTAGACCACCAACAGCTGAAATGTTTTTTGAAGATGTTTTAATGGCTTTAGTATTTTATGGCATGCCAATATTAGCAGAAAACAATAAACCTCGTTTACTGTACTATTTAAGGCGAAGAGGTTACAGAGGGTTTAGTATGAATAGACCTGATAAGATATGGAACAAATTATCTGTAGCAGAAAAAGAAGTGGGTGGTATACCTAACTCAAGCGAAGATATAAAACAAGCACATGCCGCGGCAATTGAAATGTATATCAACGATCATGTAGGTGTTAAAAAAGATGGTACTTTTGGTGATTGTTATTTCAACGAGCTTATTAATGACTGGGCAAAGTTTGATATAAACAAAAGAACAAAGCATGATGCGTCTATAAGTTCTGGTTTAGCTATAATGGCTAACAACAGGCATTTATACGCACCAAATGCAAAGGTTGAAAAACCTAAGTTAAACATAACGGTTTCCAGATATACAAACACTGGAAGCAATTCACAAATAATAAGATAATATGGCGTATTCTAGTAAAAGTTATTTTCCAAGTCAAACAGTAAGTGACGCTGAAAAGCTTAGCTATGACTATGGTTTAAAGGTAGCTAAAGCTATAGAGCAAGAGTGGTTTAATAATGATAGAAGTTCTAACAGATATAAATCTAACCACAACGATTTTCATAACCTTAGGTTGTACGCTAGAGGTGAGCAATCTATTCAAAAGTATAAAGATGAGTTATCTATAAACGGTGATTTGTCTTATTTAAATTTAGACTGGACGCCAGTGCCTATAATATCTAAGTTTGTTGATATTGTAGTTAATGGTATGTCTGAAAGGATGTATGATATAAAAGCTTACTCTCAAGATCCATTTGGAGTTAGCAAAAGAACTGCGTATATGGATTCTGTATTAGCTGATATGCGTACTAAAGATTTAAACGCTTTTACAGAAGATGCTTTTGGAATACAAATATCAGAGCACGACGAAGAAATGCTACCTGATTCAGAAGAAGAGCTAGCACTACACATGCAGCTTTCTTACAAGCAAGCTGTTGAGATAGCTGAAGAGCAAGCTATAAACACTTTGTTAGATGGAAATAAATTTGAATTAATAAAGAAAAGATTTTATTACGATTTAACAGTTCTAGGTATTGGAGCTACTAAAACCGGTTTCAATACATCAGAAGGAGTTACTATAGATTATGTTGATCCAGCAAACTTAGTTTATTCTTATACAGACTCACCTTACTTTGAAGACATATATTATGTTGGTGAAGTAAAAACTATCCCAGTTAACGAGTTAGCAAAACAATTCCCTCATTTATCAGGAGAAGATCTAGAGGATATAATGAAGAACAAGTCTAATAATAGATCTAATTACAACTCACAACACACTTACGACAAAGAAGATACTAACACTGTGCAGGTTTTATACTTTAACTACAAGACTTATATGAATGAAGTTTATAAAGTTAAAGAAACTGGTACTGGCGCTGATAAGATTATACCTAGAGACGATTCGTTTAATCCACCAGAAAACATGGAAGGTGGTTTTAGTAGGATGCTAAGATCTATAGAGTGTTTGTATGAAGGTGCTATGATTCTTGGTACTGATAAGCTGCTTAAGTGGGAGATGGCTAAAAACATGATGAGACCTAAAAGTGATTATACTAAGGTTAAAATGAATTATTCTATAGTAGCACCTAGGATGTATAACGGCAAAATAGATTCATTAGTTAAAAAAATTACTGGATTTGCAGATATGATTCAGTTAACACATTTAAAGCTACAACAAGTAATGTCACGCATGGTTCCAGATGGTGTTTATTTAGATGCTGATGGTTTAGCTGAAATAGATTTAGGCAATGGAACAAACTACAGCCCACAAGAAGCTTTAAACATGTTCTTTCAAACAGGTTCTGTTATTGGTAGATCATTCACATCTGAGGGTGATCAAAACCCAGGCAAAGTACCTATTCAAGAAATACAATCGGGTAGTGGTGGTGGTAAGATGCAAGCTCTTATTGGCAACTACAATTACTATTTACAAATGATTAGAGATGTAACTGGTCTTAATGAAGCTAGAGATGGTAGTATGCCAGATAAAAACGCTTTAGTTGGAGTTCAAAAACTAGCGGCAGCAAATTCAAATACAGCAACTAGACACATGTTACAAGCTGGTTTGTTTTTAACAGCAGAAACTTGTGAGTGTTTATCGCTTAGAATATCTGATATACTAGAGTACTCACCATCTAAAGATGCTTTCATGCAAGCTATTGGTGGGCATAATATGGCTACGCTTGATGAGATGTCAGAATTACACTTGTATGATTTTGGAATATTCTTAGAGTTGTTACCAGATGAAGAAGAAAAAGCTTTGCTAGAAAATAATATTCAAATGGCATTGCAACAAAAGATAATAGATTTAGAAGATGCTATTGATGTTAGAGAAATAAGAAATGTAAAGCTTGCTAATCAAGTGTTAAAGATTAGAAGAAAAAAGAAGTTAGAGCGAGATCAAAAGATGCAGCAAGAAAACATACAGGTACAAGCCCAAGCTAATACTGAAGCTCAACAAGCAGCCGCTCAAAGTGAAGTACAAAAAAATCAAGCTATATCTCAAAGTCAAGCACAGTTAGAACAAGTTAAAGCTGAATTAAAATCTAAACAAATGGAGTTAGAGGTTCAGCATAAAATGAAACTAATGCAGTTTGAGTTTGAAATTAATCAACAACTTCAAAAAATGAATATGGAGCAAGTTGATATGAAGGATACGGTAAAAGAAGACCGTAAAGATAACAGATCAAAAATGCAAGCATCACAACAAAGTGAGCTTATAGATCAAAAACAAAACAACAAACCGCCTAAAAACTTTGAGTCATCAGGTAATGATATACTAGGCGGAGATTTTAGTTTAGGCGCATTTGATCCTAGTTAGAATTATTAATTATTATTATATTATATTATGGAAGAAGAAAATGAAAAAGTAATCGAAGAGGTTACACAAGAAAACCAACAAGATCCAGGTGATGAAAACACGGTAAAAGTTGATGAAAGTAAATTTAAATCAGCTGCGGATGACAGCATTATAAAAATAGATTTAAGTAAACCCCTAACACCAAAAGAAGATGAAATTAAAGAAGATAACGCTGACGACAGCGGAGTGGTTGCAAGCGCTGAAGATGCCGAGCCCACACAAGAACAAGAAGAAGTACAACCGGAAGCAGAAGCACAGGAAGCTCCAGTATTAGAAGAAATTACTGAAGAAGAAGTTGTAGAGGTTGAGGAGCAGGTTGAAGAAGCTATAGCAGAAGCTGAAGCTACAGGAAAACCATTACCAGATAATATTCAAAAGTTATTAGACTTTATGGAAGAGACTGGTGGAGATATAAATGATTACGTTAAGCTTAACCAAGATTATAGTGACATGGATAATGATGATCTATTGCATGAGTACTATAAACAAACAAAACCTCATTTAAACTCAGAAGAAATTAACTTCCTTATGGAAGATCAATTCTCGTTCGACGAAGATACAGACGACGATAGAGAAATACGTAGAAAAAAATTAGCGCTTAAAGAGCAAGTTGCCAGCGCTAAAAGCCACTTAGACGGGCAAAAGTCTAAATACTATCAAGAAATTAAAATGGGATCGAAGCTCACTGAAGAGCAACAGAAAGCAGTTAACTTCTTTGATAGATATAACAAAGAGTCAGAAGAGACTCAAAAGATAGCAGAAGCACAAAAATCTACTTTCTTAAATAAAACTGAAAAAGTTTTTAACGATAAATTCAAAGGTTTTGAATATAATGTCGGAGACAAGAAATACAGATTTAATGTAAACAATGCTGGAGAGGTTAAAAATAACCAAAGCGATATCAATAATTTTGTCAAGAAGTTCTTGAATAAAGATAATGAAATGTCAGATGCTAAGGGTTATCATAAATCTCTATATACAGCTATGAATGCTGATGCTGTTGCTAATCACTTTTACGAACAAGGTAAGGCCGATGCAATGAAGAGTAGTATGGCTAAAGCCAAAAATGTTGATATGAACCCAAGACAAGCTCATGGTAAAATTGAAGCAGGTGGTATAAAAGTAAAAGTGTTAGGTGAAAATTCTTCTGATTTTAAGTTTAAAATTAAAAACAATAAATTTAAAAATTAAAAATTAACAATTATGGCAATTACAAATGGAGCGCTGTTGAATAAAGTGCCAACAGCACAACAACAAGCGTTAAGCACTAACTATATTGACTTCGCAGGAGGTTCAACTGGTTGGGAGCAACAATATTTACCAGATCTTATGGAAAAAGAAGCTGAAGTGTTCGGTAACAGAACAATCTCAGGTTTTCTTTCGCAAGTAGGAGCTGAAGAGGCAATGACAGCTGATCAAGTTGTATGGTCTGAACAAGGAAGGTTACACTTATCTTACGTAGGTACAGTGGCGCAAGCAGGTGATACTAATGGTACGTTTACAGTTGTAACTGATATCGATGGTTCTGCTGATGGTCAAAACGGATTTGCTGTAGCATCTCATGGTATTAGAGTAAATGACATGGTACTTATTGCTACTGCTGGTGTAGTTACTAGATGTTTAGTAGTAGAAACTCCAGCTACAGCTGTTATTACAGTTGAGCCTTATGACGCTGCAACTTTAGCTGCTCACGCAACAACTGCTAGTGGATCTGTTATATTAGTTGTAGGTTCTGAGTATGGTAAAGGAGCTTCTTATGCTGATATTACTGGTGCTGCTTCTGCTGAAAGAAGAACACCACTAACACCAACTTTCAAGTCTTACAGCAATAAACCAATCATCATGAAAGATTACTACGAAGTATCTGGATCTGATGCATCTCAAATTGGATGGGTTGAAATTTCTGGAGAAGAAGGGCAAAACGGTTACTTATGGTACTTAAAAGCTGAAGGTGATACTAGAGCTCGTTTTACTGATTACTTAGAGATGTCAATGCTAGAAGCTGAGAAAACTTTAGCTGCTTCAATAATTGGTTTTAACGGAAGTGTTATTCGTGACGCTGCTGATACTGGTGCTGGTGGATCTGGTACTGAAGGTTTATTCGCTGCTATTGAGTCTAGAGGTAACGTTACTTCTGGAGTTACTGGTGTTAATGCTGCAACTGATTTAGCTGAGTTTGACGCTATCTTAGCTGAGTTTGACAAGCAAGGTGCTATTGAAGAAAACATGATGTTTGTAAACAGAGCTACTTCGTTAGCAATAGATGACATGTTAGCTTCTATGAATTCTTACGGAGCTGGAGGTACTTCTTACGGAGTATTTGACAACTCTGAAGATATGGCATTAAACTTAGGTTTCTCTGGTTTCAGACGTGGATCTTATGATTTCTATAAATCTGATATGAGATACTTAAATGACAAAGCTACAAGAGGTGAGATAAACCGTATTGCAGGTTCTGCAGCTATTAGAGGTGTTGTAATACCAGCAGGTGTGTCTTCTGTTTATGACCAAGCTTTAGGAAAGAATCTTAAAAGACCTTTCTTACATGTTCGTTACAGAGCTTCACAAACTGATGATAGAAAAATGAAAACTTGGGTTACTGGTTCCGTTGGAGCTACTACATCTGCTTTAGATGCTATGCAAGTTCACTATTTATCTGAAAGATGTTTAGTTACACAAGGTGCTAACAATTTCATGTTAATGAAATAAGCATTATTTACATTAAAGAGTCGGGGCTTAGGCCTCGACCCTTTTATTTTTTATTAATTTATATTATATTATATTATGGCTAAAAAAGCTAAAAAAACAGAAAAAGTTGAGGTAGAACCTCAAATAGAAACAATGGAAGAAGTGGTTACAGAATTTTTTGAAGAAACCGTAGCTGCAAAACCAAAAAGAGTTGAAAAGAAAAACGTAACACTAGAGGACGGTTGGGAAATAAAAGATAGAATATACAAGCTTAAAGGTAATAAAAAACCTTTATCAAGATCTATTAAGTCCGCAAATATACACTGGTTTGATGAGGCAAAGGGTTACGAAAGAGAACTTAAATACTGTCAAAATCAAAGAACTTGTTTTGTTGATGAAATGAAAGGTGATCAAAGATTAGAGCACGTTGTTTTTAGAAACGGAATGATGATTGTTCCTAAAGAAAAAACGGTATTGCAAAAGCTGCTTTCTCTTTACCACCCAGATAGAGATAAAATGTTCTACGAAGAAAAACCAGTTATAAAAGCAATGGGAGAGATAGCTTGGTTAGAAATGGAAATAGAAGCGCTAAACGCAGCACAATCTATAGATATAGACATGGCTGAAGCTATCATGCGTGTCGAGATAGGTTCTAAGGTATCAGACATGAGTTCTAAGGAGCTTAAAAGAGATTTACTATTATATGCTAAGAGAAACCCTGAGTTGTTCTTAGAGCTAGTAAATGATGAAAACGTTGTGCTTAGAAACTTTGGTATCAAAGCAACTGAAATGGGAATATTAAAATTATCTTCTGATCAAAGAACTTTTTCATGGGGTTCTAACGATAGGAAGTTAATGAATGTTCCATTTGATGAGCATCCTTACTCAGCTTTAGCCGCTTGGTTTAAAACTGACGAAGGTATGGAGATTTACTCCAATATTGAAAAAAGATTAAATTAATCTAACTGTAGATGCGGTCGCTCTACGGAGCGATCGTAAACTACAAAAAAAG